ATCCATGTTCGATGAATACTTAGCTATACCGGATAAATTAAAAGCTAGGTATAAGAAGCCAGTAAAAACTGAGGAAGATGAATTTGTTGAAGTATTTAAGGAACCTAAAATATCCGAAGAAGCAAATGTAGAAACAAAGCCGACTAAGGAAGTAAAACAAAACTTAGGGAAACAGAAAAAGAAGTTACAAGAAAAACTAGTTGAGTTACAAAAAAGATTTGGCGATAGAAGTAAGTTAGCTTTAGCTGAGACTGGAGAAGAGTTAGCTGAAGATGCTGACATTACTGATCTAAAGCAACGTATAAAGTTTTACGAACAAGCTGAAGCTGATGCTTTAGAACTGGAGAGGCTTGAAGCTGAATTGGCTAAGGTGGCTGAGTTAGATGTAGCACCGTTAGGTGAACAAAGAGCTGCTGTTACTCCTAAGCCTACAGGTCCTAAGAAGGTAAATATTAAAGCGGCTAAACTTAGAAAACGAATAGCTGCTGTTAAGAGTAACATTAAACAAAGACTAGCTGATATAGACAGGGCTAGGCTTGAGATGTCCGAAGAGTTTCAAGCAGCTAAAGCTGAGGCAGCTATCAGTAGTAGGTTATCTAAATTACAAGCTGAGCTAGATGAACTTAGAGAGACTTTTGGGAAAGAACCAGCAGAAGTTGTTCCCGGCAAACCAAAAGAGAAAGACCCAAGGGTAAAAGAGTTAGAAGATAAGATTCAGTTTTACAAAGAAGCTCAGACTGAGGTGCGAAAGATAAAGGAACTAGAAACGGAAAGAGCTAGACTATTAGAAGTAGAGACTGGACCCTTGGGCAGACAGCGGGAGGAGATAACACCGAAACCTACAGGACCAAAGAAAGCACCGGGTAGAGTCGAGGAGTTGAATAAAGACATAGCGTTCTTGCGTAAAAACATTCGTAACAGAGTGCAGGAGATAGACCGTGCTAGAGTTGAAATGTCTGATGAATTTAAAGCTGAACAATTACGAAAAGCATATGAAAAGAAACGAACAAAACTTGAAGGCGAGTTGGCCGGTTTACGAAAAAGATTTGCTGAGATAGATGAGGAAGAAACAGCGGCTGGTTTAACGCCTAAGAAAAAGAAAGAAGACCCAAGATTAAAAGAATTAAAAGCTAAAATAAAGTTTTACAAAGAGGCCGAGAAGGAAGCTAAACTTGTGGCTGATCTAGAGAAAGAACTAGCTAGAGTAGCTGATATAGAAGGCCGTAGTGTTATTGGTGAGGTGAGAGCTGAGATAACACCCACACCTAAAGGACCTACTAAACCTGCTAGATCGCAAGAGCTAAGAAAGAAAATAGCAGATTCTAAAGCTAGAATGCGTAATAAAATAGCTGACTTAGATAGAGCTAGGAAACAAATAGAAGACGCTCAGTTAAATACTAGGCTATTTAAAGAAATAGAAGACGCTTTATATAAACAATTAGAAGCAGATACATCCAGTAAAATAACAAGAGGATGGCGTTTCATACAATCACTTAGGCAGCAAGCTCTTATCGATCAGTTACCTTCGGTGCTTGCTGGTATCCCTACTGGGTTGGGTGCTGTTTATAAACAGTTCCTTAGACCGATAACCACTTTTATATATAACGCTGATAACGTTTCGTTACCTATAAGAACACGCTTAGCCTTAGCAGATACAGCAGCAGCTGTTAAAATTATAACAGACTTAAAGGGTTTGTGGACAGAAGCTCGTAGAACTTTTGCTGAAAACGCAGCTCCTATAGATAATAGGGCAGGTAAACTGTCAGATGAAATGAGTGTTTCAAAAGCACCTAGAGGTACACACGCTTTAGTATCTAGAGCGTATACATCTGCTAAAAGAAGAGCTGAGGCCATTGAAAATGTATCGAATGCTTTTAATCGTTTTATAGGAAACGGGGACTTGTTTTATATAATGTCTTTAGGTGTTAGAGGTATTCAGTCAGTAGATGCAGTTTTTAAAAGACAATTATATAAAAGCAGAATGTATGCGGGTGCTCAAAAACGAGCCATACTAGAGTTCCCAAACGACCCGAAAAAAGCTAAGGCAAAGGCTGAAGAGATATACAACGCACAATGGAAAGAAAGCGACGGGTTGTCAGTATTGAAAGAAACCACTGATTTTGAAGACGAGATTAATCAAATAAGAGAAGAGTTGCTTTTTGCATCCGACGGCGATTTAGAGGATATGCCTGAAAGCGGAGTAGAAGCTATTGTTAAATTTTTAAAAGAACGTGTGAATGCTGGAGGTTTTGTAGGAGCTACCATCGATGCTTTTGCTCCTTACTTAGGCGTACCTTTTAGGTCGGTTTATAGAGGGGCTAAATATACAATAGCACCCGCACAAGTACTAGTACAAGGAGGAGCATCTAAGATACCTGGTCTGCGTGGTCAAATTAATCCATTCAGTAAAAAGTTAAAAGAGTTGGAATTAAAACTAAGATTTGAGTTCGATAAACTTAAACAACTAGACGATCCCGATAAAATAAAAGGAGCAAGGGAAAGAATTAAAAACCTAACTGAAAGGCGTGATAAAACAGCTGAACGAAGATTGAGGTACAACGAAGAGTTATTAACTGATGCTATGGTGTCTACTTCTTTATTCGCGATGGGCGGTATGATTGCTCTTTACTACGGAGGTACAGGTTCTCTACAGTGGTTAACGCCTGATCAAAGAAAGAATAATAAACTAGAATCTTTTAAATTTTTTGGCATGGATTATTCAGCCGCTTTACCTTGGGCTTTTCCTTTAGCTTTATCTGCGGATGTAGCTTCTTGGTTGCGTATCAAAATGGAGGAGAGGGACACTGGTAAAACTATTTTAACTAAGGATCAAACATTAGCTTTTGTTATCGGCTCTTCATTCAAGAAGTTAGCAGAAGCAATGCCACTAGCACAAGGTCTAGAGACTGCACAGGAGATAGCTAAATTTGAAGGAGATATTACTAAGAATGCTATTTCTAGATTGGTTGCTTCTTATGTGCCTATACCTGCTCAAGCTAGAAAGATAAACAATACTATAAATCAAGAAGGAATAGCGGATTTACGAGGAGCTTCTTATTGGGAGAGAATTGTTTATGGCGTGATAGCTTCTGGGGTTGGTAATTTAAAAACAGATCGTTTAGGTGAAGACCAACAAAGTACGGCTAATTTTGTAACTCAAAATATTATTAGGCAAGCACCTAGAGATGAATTGGTTCGCACAGAGTTTGATAAAATAGTAGCAACCGATACCCATAAAAACTTATCAAACAAACCTTCCATGTTGGCTGGTGGTATTAAAATGACAGAGTGGGTAGATGAGGACGGGATGAGTTTATCTTATGCTTATGATCAAAGACTTAAAAGAACAACTATAAGAGTTGAGGAGTTAGGTTTTAAAAACTATACCATAAAACAAGCTGTAGGTGCATTAATAAAAGATAAAAATTGGATTAAAGAGTACAGCAAAGGATTTCAAGAAGACCTAGAGACTGGTCGTTTTATTAACCCCGGCCTTAAGATTTTAAATTCAGTTTTAAGAAAATTTTACACTGAGACCCAAAATAATTTAATGGAAGATAGTAGGTTCCTAAATAAGTTCGTTAACGAAGACGATGAATCCTTATATTACTTACTACAAACTAGAGGAGCCAAACCAGCACCCGTAGGTCGCCCTATATCTCCCCTTGAAATTCTAACTAGATAGACTAAGGACTTGCTCTTCTCTCTCAATAATCAATAATATATCATCATGGCTGTCACATACATAGACCACGCAGGAACCCAAGGGCAAACGGACTTTACATTTACTTTCCCTTATCTCGAAGACGAACACATCAAAGTAGAAATTGACGGCGTAGACACTACTGACTTTACTGTAGTAGCTACACCTACCGCTAAGATCGTACTTGATACAGGATTAAGTGCTGCTGCTGCTGTACGTGTAAGACGGCGTAGTGCTCCTAATGAGAACCTCGTAGACTTTGTAAACGGTTCTGTATTAACGGAAGCTGAGTTAGACTTATCTTATCGACACAACCGTTACTTAGCTGAAGAGATTGCAGAGCTGAACGATCAATCGTTACAGATTGAAAACGGCGGTACAGAGTGGGACGCTAAGACTAAACGTATAAAGAATGTAGGTACAGCCGTTGATAGTACGGATGCAGTAACGAAGGTATACTTAGATAACAAAGTTGCTCAGGTATCTACAGGAGCTACACAGCCTCCACTCAAGTGGGTATTCTCTGCTATATCTGGTACTAATAATACATACACTGTTACAGGTGCTGAGGTCTTAGGAGATACAGCTTATGAAGTAAGTATCGACGGGCTGATTAAAGAACCAACTGTTGAGTACACCGTAGACCCAAGTACTGATACACTTACCATCATACCTAACATGACAGGTAGTGAAGATATAGTTGTTATACAGCGTGGGTTTGGAGTAGCCATTGCAGGTACAGTAGGTACGAACTCTTTAGTGGATGGTAGCGTTACAAATGCTAAGTTAGCCAGTGGTGCTGTTACAAGTGATAAGATAAGTACGACAGATACTAACTTCAATGTACAATCAGGCGGTAATGTTGGTATCGGAACTAATACCCCTAGCGTTAAACTAGCTGTTAACGGTTCTATTGAAACACTTAAAGATAGACAGTCGGGCACACCAGAGGGCGGTCAGCTTATTTTACGAAGTCAAGACCCCAACGGTTACAGGTGGAATATTGATAACTTTTCTTTTACTAACGGTACTGGTGGTAGTTTATTTAGGCTATTTAAATCCGATGAATTGGACAGCCAAAACGGCGTTACTTATCTCACAATAGACCCGACTACAGGTTACGTTAACATAGGCACTTCTGGTGTAGCTACACACGCACTCGATGTAACTGGCGACTTAAACATCACAGGTGACTACAAAGTAAACGGTACGAACTTACAGACTGTACCAACTGGAACTGTGTCTGCTTTTGCTGGTAGTGCTGCTCCTACTGGTTATGCGTTGTGTGACGGGTCGGCAGTAAACAGAACCACTCAAGCTGCTTTGTTTGGAGTTATCGGAACGACTTACGGTATTGGTGATGGTTCTACTACCTTCAATCTGCCTGACCTTCGTGGACGAGTAGTTGCTGGTTTCGGTGAAAGTTTATTAGGTGCGACTGCTGATACGCTTGGTGAAGATAATGGTTTAATCGCTGATACGAAGGAACACACCCTCACCGAAGCACAGATGCCTAGTCATACGCATTCATCTGGTTTATCTTTTGCATCTGGAACTATCCAATACCCAGGAGTAATCGGGGGTGGTAATAAGTTGGTTTCGTCTAACACAACTGCTACAGGCGGTGACGAATCACACAACAATGTCCAGCCAACCATCATCCTTAACTACATTATTAAAACATAAGCGATGATCGACTCCCTGCCTAGTCTTCTTAACACCATCCTTGTCGTAGCTCTAGGCGTGATCGGGTGGATTATCAAACGTTTAATCGAACGCTTAGACGTTGGTGATAAACGACTTACAAAGATAGAAGTAGAGTTAGCAGCACAACGAGAAAGAGACGCTGCTGTTGAAAGTAGAATAGGTAAGGTTGAGACTGCAATCAATGAGATGCACAACAAAATTGACCGCATGATGGAGATATTAATTAAGAAATGAGTCTATATAAAAACATTAATAAACGTAAGAGCTTAGGCATTAGCCGTAGCAAGAAGAAGTCAACGATCACACCAAAGGCTTACGCTAATATGAAGCGTGGCTTTCCTAAGAAGAAGAAGTAGAGATGGGTGTATCGTTATCCATAGGTAGAGGTGAGAAAAGCAAGAAGGGCGGACTCACTGCTAAAGGTAGACGTAAGTACAACAGAGCTACTGGCTCTAACTTGAAGGCTCCTCAGCCCGGCGGTGGTCCACGTAAACGTTCCTTCTGTGCTCGTATGAGCGGTAACAAGGGACCGATGAAAGACAGCAAGGGTCGCCCTACTCGTAAAGCTTTGGCGTTGCGGCGTTGGAAGTGTTAACACATGGCTAGACCTGCTAGAAGACCTGTTGTTCGTCCTAATCCTTTAGCGTTCCAGCAACGTACTATTGCTGCTGGTTCTTCGGCTACTGCAAAAGAGAACAAAGAGAAAGCGGACAACTTGCAAACTAAAGTAACATCCCTAGAGAGCGATCCATTCTTTGTAATGATAGATGGAGGAGGGCCTGTATTAGACGATACTGATATATTTGACGGAGGACAACCTGATGCCTAGTTTCACGAAGCGTATACAATTAAGAAGAGGAACCCGTACTGAGTGGCAAGAAGAGAACCCGGTACTTCTAGAAGGTGAGGTAGCTATTGAATTAGACTCCTACCGCAACCGTATTAAGATAGGTGACGGCACGACTGCTTGGAACTCTTTACCTTACTTCTTAGATGCTCGTGAGGAAGAGGTAGGAGATTACGATGAATTTATTGAAGGCTTGACAGGTGATCCGTGATTTACTAACAAGTGTCACAGTTAACCAATTAAGCAAAACAAGATATGAGTGTATGGTATCAAATGGGACAAAGTGTTAGAAATTTACTAATATCTCTTACTAGTACGAGTAAAGCAATTTTAGACACCGAAAGTAATATACAAGCAAGGACAGACGATGAGTTAGGAACTATGGCTTTTGCCACTGATACTAATAAATTGTATGTATTTACTGACTCAGGTTGGGTATCTTCTTAATAGTTTTGACAATCAATAACCACTAACATAAAAATTACAAACGATGGCTAACATACTTCAACAAATAGGAACAACTGTTAAGTCGAAGTTGGACGAAAAGGTAAACAAGACGGACGCAGTTACAGACTTCTTAAAGTCTATACTTGGCTTCCCTCAAGAGACCGTTGCTCCTTCTGTAGACACAGCTGCAAACATAACGGCTAGAACTAGCGACGACGCAGGTACGATCATGTACGGAAGCGATTCTACAAAGCTTTACGTATTTGACGGCAGTGACTGGCAAATCTTTAACAACAGTTAATAAGATATGAGTGATATTACAGTAATAAACGACAGCGAACAATCTTCGCTAGTAACTAACGGACTTGCTAAGAATGGTGAGTTGTATTTAAAAGCAGCAGGTAGTACCGATGCAGGTGCCATTGTTGTATACGATAGCGGAGCTTGGAGGACATTTGCTAATGAAGTTAGTTCGGATTTTGCTAATGCCTACAGTGTAAGCTTTGACGGCAGTAATGACTATATGCAAACAAGTTCTGATACTGCGTTAGGTTCTGCTTCGGCTTTTACTTTAGCTGTTTGGTTTAAGACATCAGACACAGACGGGGGTAAGGAGGCGATAATTTCTATGGGAACCGGTACTTACTTTGCTATAAGAACTATTGGATTAAATGTAGAGATCAGAGAATCTTCAGGCGGTACAACAATAGGGCAGCACTCAACTACTGGTTGGAACTTTGCGGTCGTTGTACACGACGGAACAACCTTAAAAGGGTCATTAAACGGTGCTAGTTTTGTTACTAGAACTCCTCAATACACACTACCGCAGTCTGGTTATAATACACCTTTGGCTGTTGGTCGTTTAATTTCTTATGGGCAGTACTTTCCGGGGCTTGTAGATGAGGCCGCTTACTGGACTTCTGCGTTAAGTTTCTCTGATGTGACCGCTATGTACAACTCAGGAGTACCTACTGACATATCTTCTTATTCACCTGTTGGTTGGTGGAGAATGGGAGATGACGATAGTGGAACAGGCACTACAATCACAGACCAAGGTAGCGGTTCTAACGACGGTACGCTGACTAACGGCCCAACCTTCTCCTCTGACGTTCCTTCCTAACCCTCCTTAATAATTATGAGCGATAGACAATATGTTATAATAAACGCTTCTGATGTTTCATCCGTCAACTTTGATGACGTGCTAGAAACTTCAGCAGATACACTAAGATACAACGTAGCGGGGGATGAAACCTTTGTTAAATACGAAGGCCCTAAGCCTCGTTGCTTGTACGGTAAAGACACACTGAGTCACTCAGCTATGCTTACTGTATTACAAGGAGAAGCTTGGACTGCACCAGAGGAGGGACTATAAGACATGGCTAAACTAGACTTAATTACATCATCCACCCGTCCCGCTTCACCAGCTGCTGGTAAGACTTACTTTGAGACGGACACTAATAAAGTAATCATTTGGGACGGTTCTGCTTGGACAGAGCTTGTTTCGGACGGTACTGCGTAACACATTGATTTTTTATAATCACTAACTAACTAAATACTAATATGCCAGATACATCATCCATATTCTATCAAATCGGTCAATCGACCAAGAGTGCTATTGCAGCAGAAGAAACAAGAGCGTTAGCCGCTGAGGCTACTCTCCAGTCGAACATTACTGCTGAAGCTTCTAGTCGTGCAAGTGCTGATTCGACCCTTCAAGCTAACATCGACAGTGAGGCTTCTAGCCGCTCGTCTGCTGACTCTACCTTACAAGGTAACATTGACAGTGAAGCAAGCAGTAGAGCATCCGCTGACTCCGTTATCCAATCCGAACTTGACGCTACTCAAAGTGGTGCTGGTCTTGGTGCTGGTGGTTCGTACTCCGCTAACTCCTCCACTAACTACATTACTTCGGTAAGTTCATTAGTTGGAGCCGACGAAGCTCTTGACGGACAAATCAAAACTAACGCTGACGCTATCGCTTCTGAAGCTAGCTCACGTGCCTCTGCTGATTCCGCTTTACAAGCTGAGATTGACGCTGAAGAAACAGCTCGTGCATCCGCCGATACAACTCTTCAAAGCAACATCACAAGTGAAGCTTCTTCAAGAGCCAGTGCTGATACTACCCTCCAAAGCAACATTGATGCTGAAGAGACTGCACGTCAAGCTGCTGACTCCACGCTTCAAACTAACATTGACGACGAAGAGACCGCTAGGCAATCAGCTGATACGACCTTACAGTCCAACATCGACGCTGAAGAAACTGCTCGTATTGCTGCTGTTAGTGGTGAAGCTACTGCCCGTGCATCTGCTGACACTACTCTTCAATCGAACATTGATTCCGAAGCTTCAACTGCACGTGCTGCTGAATCGGCTCTTGACGCTGCCAAAGCTAACCTTAGCGGAGCTTCCTTCACCGGAGATGTAAGCGGAACTAACCTTGTACTTAGCGGTAACTTAACTGTTCAAGGTACAACTACCTCCATCGAAACAACCAACTCCCAAGTTACTGACGCTATCATGCTTCTTAATGACGGAGCTGCTGGTGGTGCTAACAACGGTAACGACGCTGGTTTTATCATTGAGCGTGGTTCTTCCGACGACGGAAACATCGCTGTTGTATACGACGAAGGTGACGACAAGTTCGCTTTCTACAAAACCTCAGCTGGTGCTACTTCTACTGACATCAGTGGAGACGACTCATCTGCTTCCTTGATTGACGTTAAAGCAAACGACGTTGTTCTTGGAGACGGTAACAACCTTGGATCATTAGCTGACTTCACAGCTGCAATGTCCTAATATTGAATTAATAACACCTAATGAGTACGAAAGAGAAAAAGGACGATATGTCATATATATCTTTTCGTCTCAAACGGTCACAGAAGAAGGATGTGGCTGGCATCGCTAATAAACTCGGTGTCAGCTCATCCGCTCTTTTGAACACATGGATCACTAGGATACTCAATAATATGAACGGACTAGGCGATCACAGTGAAGAAATACCGAGAGATAATTAAAAGGATAAGTTTACTCATATCATACATTAAGGGGTGGTTCTTAGGAGCCGCCTCTTTTTGTTTACAAAGATAACAACCTTTATTACTATAACACTATGCTCAGTCATAAAGAGGGAAGTAAACTGCACGACAAGATTGCAGACGCATATAGGAACAGTATAGATATGATGGACGAACACGGAGAGTACAACGCTGCTCTACTTAACGGTGCTCGTCAGTTCCTGAAGGATAACAACGTTACTATGGACAGTGGCTTAGGTACACCCTTACAAGCGTTAAACAGTCAGATAGAAGCGTTACCATTTGAAGAAGAACAACAACATCGAGATACCGCCCAAGCTCAAGGACTTTAGAAACTTTCTATACCTAGTTTGGAAACACCTTAATCTGCCTGATCCTACACCGCTTCAATACGATATAGCGGAGTACATGCAACACGGTCCTAAGAGGTCGTTAATCATGGCGTTCCGTGGTGTAGGTAAGTCCTGGGTATGTAGTGCGTATGTAGTACACCAGCTACTGCTAGACCCGTCTAAGAACATACTTGTTGTATCAGCTAGTAAGAATAGATCGGACGACTTCTCTACATTTACTCTGCGTATCATCCAAGAGATTCCTATCCTACAACAATTAAAACCTAAAGATAACCAACGCTTCAGTAAGATAGCTTTTGATGTAGGACCGAGTGGAGCCTCTCACGCACCGTCTGTTAAATCTTTAGGAATAACATCACAACTTACTGGTAGTCGTGCGGATATAATCGTAGCAGACGACGTAGAAGTCCCTAACAACTCAGCTACACAAGGAATGCGGGACAAGCTAGACGAACAAGTAAAAGAGTTTGAAGCTATCCTTAAACCCTTAGACACCTCTCGCATCCTCTTCTTAGGTACTCCACAGTGTGAAGACTCCATCTATAACAAATTAAGAGAGAGAGGCTACAACGCTCGTATATGGCCTTCTGAGTATCCTAACGCTAAAGAAGCTGCTTACAACTATGCTGGCGATCTAGCACCCCTCCTAGCGGACGCTATAGACGAAGACACTGTAGGTACTACAACAGAACCTCTTAGATTCTCTGACTTAGACTTAGAAGAACGTAAGATGTCCTACGGACGTACAGGATACGCTCTACAGTTCATGCTTAATCCTAAGCTATCAGATGCTGATCGATACCCATTAAAGATTAACGATCTTATTATAATGGATGTAGATGTAGACTTAGCTCCTGAAAAAGTAGTGTGGTCTAGTGACGATGATAACACAGATAGAGAGTTACCTAATGTAGGACTCAGTGGAGACCGCTATAGACGACCTTCTAATACTGTAGGTGATATGATACCTTATACCGGTTCTGTACTCTCTATCGATCCCTCTGGACGTGGTAAGGATGAAACAGGTTATGCAGTAGTTAAGATGCTTAATGGTCAACTATACGTTCCCGATGCCGGAGGTATAAAAGGTGGATACGACGAAAAGACGTTAAAGCATCTGGTCGCTATAGCTAAAGATAACAAAGTTAATAAAGTAGTTATAGAGTCTAACTTTGGTGACGGTATGTTTATGGAGCTTATAAAGCCGCTATTTAGAACAAGCTATCCAGTAACTATAGAAGAGGTACGTCATAACAAACAAAAGGAACTTCGTATAGTAGATACTTTAGAACCAGTTCTTAATAGCCATCGCTTAATCATCGACCCTTCTGTTATAACATATGATTACAAATCAGCTCTTACCTATCCTATAGAACAACAAACTAGATATATGCTAATGTATCAGCTATCTAGAATAACAAGAGATAGAGGTAGCTTAGTTCATGACGACCGTCTAGATGCTCTATCTATAGCTATAGCTTATTGGGTAGAACAAATGGCTAATGATGTAGATCAAAGTATGTTAGATCGTAAACAAGAACTACTACATAAAGAACTTCAAACGTTTACTGATAGCTTCCATAAGACTAATAACAAAGTTGTAGCTAACTTGTGGATGTGAGTCGCTCTACTGTTGTAGACACACCTATCCTTAAAAACGTGCGTTATAACGAAACCTTCAATACTTAAAACGTATAAAGCTGTTAGAGGTAACGATTGAATGAACCAAGTAGCTATAGTAGCTTTACCGTTAACACTGTACTTACGCTTTGCTTACGTTTTACTTTTACGCTTAAAGACGACGAGCTAAGGAACCTTATAGATATAGCTATAGCTTATGAAACATCTAACGAAACGCTGTACTTACGTTGTACTTACGCCTTTACTTACGTAGGACTAATTATAACGATCTCAAGCCGAAGGAAAATTGTCAACCCTCAAAGTTAAATCACTAAGTAAAAAAGGTGTGTAACTTATAACCTAGTATATCGTCTCAACTTTTGTTATAGTACAGTCGTTATGGATATAAACGAACAGACAGACACTTTTCAATACGAGCTATTCAAACTTATACATAGGTTCAAGAGTGAATACGATCTTAACGATTACACGATAGCAGGTAGCCTGGACTTCGCTAAGTTGTCTGTGCTGACTGAAACAGATGATGTTATCTTTACAGGGGACGATACTATATTAGAGGACGATAACGATATGGACGATATATCCCCGACGTTCTAAACACGTAGCACAAACGACACACACACGCACCGTCGAAAGGTTTAGTTAAAAAAATCTGAGGGGCTTACGCTATATACGCCCGCGTTAATTACCCCCGCGTGTACCCGCAAGATTCTTATAGGGGAGGGGGATTACTTCGCACTATAGTCATTATGTCTAATAGTAAGTCCTTGATAGTCAGCAACTTAGTGTTATTCAGCTGTAAATTCCTGCAGTTCTGAGTGCTATACAGGTGTAAAGTAAGCCGTCTAATATCTATGTACTTAGTTTATTTAGTGTAAGTATGTACTGCTTGTTATTTGTTTCGTTGTTAGTTTAAATATGTATTTAGTCCTTTATGTGTTTTACCTTTTCTTGGTTCGCCAAACGATCACAAACGATCATCTAACTACTTAAAACGATCATTATCAATCAATATCGATCATCACTCTTTACTCTATCAATACGCCAAACAAACCGCTTACCTATCGCAATCTACTCAAATCAATCTCGCCAACTCTTACAACATCAACAACTTACAACAATACTCACCGATCAAATCAACTTCATCAATCAGGCTGTAAACCGCTTAGGTATCACGATTGCACTTTTTTATTTGCAATTATTAGGTAGCTTGGCACTGTGGGAAGTCTACTTATTTATTAACCAAAAACCAATATATAATATGAGAACAACAATCAAACAATTAGAGCTTTTAATAGCTGAACTAAACAAACAACTAGACCGACCTTTAAAGCCTTACATCAAAGAGGATGGCAAACTTACCGCACAAATAGGAAACTTCCATCTTTACCAAGGTTATGGGGCTTATGGATTACATGAAATGGCAACCTCTGGCGGTGGTGTTCGTCAAACTATCTACCTAGGAACCAAGAAAGAATTATACAACGCTTTGCAGAAACTTATTCAGGGCGTTGAACTTGCAACCGCATAAGACCGCCTACATTAAGGAGATAATTATGAAAATTCAACCATCTAAACGAACAAATGTAAAAGGCGTTAACGCAATGTCTGCTTGGGAAATACTAGACAACAGAAATAAACTTGTCGGTGTTTTCGATGTTAAAAAAGATAAGGCAGGCAAAGAATGCGGAAAGCTTGAGGATATTTGTAAAGTTAGAAATATAGCAAACGATTTGTTCGATGTACACCAACGCATCAAAGATTTAATTCACGGAGACAACGATTGGGAAATAAATCAAAGAGCGTTGCAAGCTTGCACTCAAACAAAAGATGCAATTGCTGAATTAGATTTAATAATCGACCACATCAAAAAATAATTATGAAAATAGTAAAACAACACAAAAATAGGAGCGCCTACATATCATGAATATTACACGCCAAGAAATTATAGACTACCTTACGGGAATCATAGAACATGGCTCTGACCAAGACTTACTAAAGTTGTATAATTCTCACACAGAAAGAGGCTTAACTATTGAGCAAGTAAATTGGCAAGAGATTGCAGAACATTACGAAGAACTTGCAACCGCATAAGACTATGAACAACACCAAACCAACTAAACTTGACCGCATCATCTGTAATTCCTTCCCTTTGTTATACTTGGGGGGATGGGCTTTGATTGTCCTTAGCATCATCTTTTCTTAATTAATCCTTACCTACCTATTAAAATGAACATTAAAACTTATTACCTTACAGCTTTCCCGTCCGACAATTTAGGCGAGGAAATAAACGCAAACACAACCTTTGACGGGCTGTTTAAAAACATTACCGAACCTTACAGCTACATAGGCGTAGAGGATTCGATTGTACGGGAAAGAGTATTTGATAAGCTTGCAACGATCAAAGGCGTACCTTACAGCGACATTTACAACCTTTGGATTTCCTAACCTTACATAACCTTACCTACTAAATAATAACATGAATAAACAAATCCACACTTCACAATCCCTTAAAGCTCAAGACGGCGAGCTTGAAAATTTCCACTATCAACTCGATGATGGCGAACGCTATCTTTTAACCGATGGCGAGGCTGATTGGCTTTTCAACTGGGTAAGGGGTAAGTATGTTATTGCAGATCACTTGATTGAAAACATCGAGGAAACCGATCAAGGCTATGTTTACACT